CCGTTCGAGTGCGTCGTTCATCCGTGATATTTCTGCCGCTTTTGCGTAATACTCTTGCGTTCCCTTGGCCATCTTATGCCAAGCAGCGGTCTCTTTCTTTATTCTGTCGGTCAACTCGTCGATGGATTTCTTCGCCTCCTTGTTGTTGACATATATGTTTACTGATCTTGTTGCTCCTTTTGCCATTTCTTCTGTCTATTATAGCTGTTATAGGTTGATACGTTTCACTCCGAATGTGTTCACGAGCACTTTGTCGCCGACATACTGAGCTGCCGTGTCGGCGAGTTCGTCTGCGTTCTTTTCCATTGTGTAGGAAATCCAGTCCGATTCGGTTCTCTTCCTGCGGTACGCGCGTCTCATCTTCCTTGGGTCTCGTGGCTGGCCGTTGCCTACTCCCCACTCTCGGAATATGCCGTGTATCGGTGGTTTGAACTCTGTGCCGAAGTACTCCTTCTGTTCGTGTCGCAGCTTGAATTTGTAGGCACCGCCGCCACGGTCCGACAGCTTGTACTCTGTCTGCCCTGCCTTTTTTCCTCTCTTGTATGTGTGAGGGGATTTCGGCTGGCCTTTAGAGCCCTTTCCCTTTGGGAAATTCTTTGCCTTGTTGCGCTGGATGGCCAGAACTTTCAGCGACCATTTCTTTGTCTGTTCGTTATATTCGGCCATGGTCATCACACGGCCGTCTATTTTCTGGGCGATGTGCCCGTATTTACCGACTTTCATTTTTCCTCCTTTCCCTTTCCTTGCTTTCGCGGATTCTCCTGTTTATCCAGCAGATGATGGTGGTGGCCTTGCTGTCGAGGAACTTGCGCTCCTCGTAAGCTAAGTCACCCATCAGCAGGTGGTGGGTGTCCGCCCATCCTGCCGACTGGCTCGGTGCCTGCGGTTTCGTGCTGTCGGTCTTCACCTGTTCGCCGTCAATGAAGGTGTCGTCCGTCGGAGGGAACAGGTGTCTGTTCTTTTCCTCTATGGAAGCCTTCCGCACAGCCCTGAAGTTCACGGCGAGTGCTGTGACCGTGAGGTCGTCGAGCCGTCCGATCCGGTTTGAGTTGCGTGAGAACTCTTCGTCCGAGAACGGTTTCTTCTTTCCCGTCAGCGGGTTTGCCGGACGGTACAGCACGGCGACAGCTTCGCGGTACATGCCTCTGAGCATGAATGTGTCGGCGTATATGAATTCCTGCCAGGTGACGTCGGACAGCATGTCGTCGAATCCGCGAAGCCTGCGCAGTCCTGCGCGCACTGTCGGAATCTTGTTGTCGCGGAACGATGGTGTGTCCTTGATGATGAATCCGAGGAGTCCCTCGCACATCAGGCATTTCTGCGCCGGAGGTATTTTGCGCCACATGCGCCTGCTTGTTCCGAAGATGCGTCTTGCAATCTCCAGCATGTTTTTCGTGCTTCCCGCCTGCAGGGTGCGGTATAGGCAGGCGAGTTTCAGCTGCTTCCCGCTGAGTTCCGCCCACATTTCAGGCACTTCGAGCCGTTCGGCTCTCTTCCCTGCTATGATGTTGAGCTCGACCATGCTACACTCCTTTCCAAAATGAGGATATTTCAAGTCGGTATCGAAGACCGGCCCATCGTTCCGGCAGGTTCTCCAACTGGTCGCACTGTGCATTGGTGACTAAGACGATGCAGCTTTCTGAGCGGTACAGGTCTATGAGCTTGCCAAGGATGTCGTCGCCGATGGTTTCGCATACGGAATATACGTTTGTCAGTTGGTCCCAGTCGTCGGTATCCTCGTAGCTGTCAACCACGGAGAATACTGTTTCGCGTCGTTTCCAAATTCCGTTCTTTTCCTCTTCGTAATCATTGGCGAACCCTTCTCCGACCACTGCGGGGAAGCAACAGTCGTTGCGCAGGCCTTCGTAGAACTCGTGTTCGTTGATCTCGCCCCGGAAGAAGTGTTTCTCACCCTCCTTCGCGCCTATGAGTTCATTTGTTTCTGCCTCGTGTTTGAGGAAGTCGTAGAAGTCTTTGATAGTGTCGTTTCTCATGCCATCACGAATTTGTGTCCGGTGTTGTCTCTTCCGCTGCGTGGGTTGTTGTGTCCGCGCAGGCGTTCGTATTCAGGGAAATCCGAGGCGTGTGCGTTAAGCCAGTCGATTGCCCTGGTCAGGTAGTTCTCTGCAAGCTGGTGGTATTTGTCCTTCATGCGCAAGGCCTCTTCCAGAGGAAGCTGCGTGATTTTGTTGCCGTCATTGTAGGCGTTGAACTCTTCGTAAACCATCCCGCGTTCGGTCGGGTTTATCTTTAATTCTTCGACGCAGTTTGCCACGGCTGTGTACACCAGGTATTTCCTGATGTCGTCGATGATCGGGGTGTATTGTGGGGCGTCCCGTCTTTCGATGATCGCTTCGGTAAGCTCACGGCCGATTCTGTGATGCAGGTTCAGCTCCTCGGCGGTCGCGCACCATCTGCTCATGCGGATGAACACCAGACGCGATTCGTTGATGTTGAAAATACGGTTGAACTCCGCAGTGCTTCGGATGATGTGGCGGCGGCTTTCAGCGTACCATGGTGACTGCTGGTATTCCTGAAGTTCCGGCAGATTGTTCTCGCAGTGTTCCAGGGCCATGTCCAAGGTCTGGTACCCTTGCTGGCGGAGAGAGTAAATGAGGTTGTCTTCCTGATATCGGTACAGTCTCTGTTCTCTGTTCTTGGGTGCTGTTGCGCCAGAGTCGTCCAGCTTGACGCTGAGCGTGTAGTAGCCGTCGGAGTAGGCAAGGTTGGCCACCGCGCTCTGCAGTAGTTCCAACAGCCTGTCGAGGACTTCGTTGTTGTGGGTGTCGGAGTTGTAATATTCTACGACTTTGTCGAACAGCTCATTTCCGAAGACAGGGGTGATGTATTTGGTCTCCGCAGCCGAAAGCGACGGCATCATGTTGTTGATGTTGAAGTTGACGGTCACCGGCAGGAACTTCTTCAGCTCATCGGCCTTGGTGTTGTTTTCCTTTTTGAAAAGTCTGGGTTGCATGGCTTCTGTTTTTTTATGAGATTTTCTCCTCTGTGGAATGGCCTTTGTCGAGTGTTGTGAGCAGCAGGTTGCGGTATTTAATGTCAATGTTCTTGTGTCCGTTGAACCGAAGCATGGTCTCCACGGGGTCGAGCACCAGCTGCCGCTCGAAATGGTTTAGGATCACGCTTACCATGAAGGCCTCGCGGATGTCGGAGCCGCTGCCGCTGTTTCCGGCGTATGCCCCTCCTGGCATACCTGCGCCGAAGACCGCTGGATTGATCATCAGCGAGAAGAGGATTTCGGAGTTCGCTGCCACGCTGGTCATCAGCTTTTCGTCTGCGCTTGAATTGTTTTCCATCTTATTTACCTCCCATTTTCCGTCTCCGCGGCCTTGTGTGTCGTCAAGATACGGCGTGAAGAAACCCTTGTTTGCGTTTTCCACGGAGCAGAGGCTCTTTTCGAGGTCCGTCATCCATTCGTTGATTGCATTGTCGCGTTCTTCCGGTGTCATTGATGCGTATTTCTCCTCGCTGAATTTCATTTCAATGTAGGAGTACGGCACATTCACGTGCCACATCAGCGACATTGCGTTGGTGTAGATGGTCTTCAGGAATTTCGGCACGTCGCGGTACACGTCTATCCATCCGGATTTCTTCACTGCGTCCCATGCCGGACGTGCATAGTAGTCGTTGTTGGAGAAGTAGTTTTTCAGGCGAGGGAACGCTATCGCGTTCTTTCCTTTCAGTTTGTTCGTGTCCCTGCGCCATTCGAGGTCTTCCAGCGGGTTCTTTTCGTCAAGCATCGGAATTACCCAGGCCGTTTTGTCCGGGCTGCTGTTCTCGAAGTCGTTGTACACGAGCAGTTTGTCTTTGTTCATGCTCATGCGGCAGTGCCGTGCGTTGATGGTGTCCACCCTGACGATTTTGTCGCCTCCGTTGTTGAATACCAGGATGGTGAATGCGTTGCCGAACTTGAACAGGTCGCGCAATGCTTCGGAGTGATGCTGGCGGAACCAATAGCTGTTGAGCATCCTGATGACCTCTATGTCGTTGTACGGCTCGTATATCTCCTTGAATTTGTCGTCGATGCCCTTGATGGTGACGGGTACGACGCCGCTGCCAGCGCATGTGCGGCAACGGTAGTCGATGCCGGTGTTAAGCACGCCGATGGAGCCTACCAGCTTTGCGCTTTCGTCCGGCCAGTTGTTGTCTTCGCCCCAGTTTACGTATTTTGTCTTCTTGTATTCGAACCAGTTCTCTGTTTTCTCGGTCGTCGCGGTCTTCTCCTTGGAGTTTCTGTCGTCGTATGCGGTGAACACAGCGGTCTTGCCGACGAAGGCTAGCGGTATTGACTTGTTGTTGGTGAGGATATTTGTCATAGTTTACAGTATTACTCGTTGTTCGTTGAATGTTCTGATGAAGTCTATGCGGACTGGTATCGGGTGCCCGACCGGCATTCCGTGGATGTTGTACTCCTGGATGCCTCGCATACGGTTCGCTGTCATGTCCATCTTCAGGCCGCAGGTCTGCGCCCGCTGGATGAACTTCACCTCCCCTTTCCGTGTATAGAATGATATGGAGAAGAATACGGGGTGCCCTGCGGCGTCCTTGATCTCCATTTCCTTCAGTGCCATTGCACGTTTGATGATATTCATGTCGTTAATTTTTCGGCAAAATTACTTCGGTTCGTCCGTTCGGGTTGGGACATAAAAAAAGGCACCGCCGTGTGGCGGTGCCTTGGTATTTCCGGATTGGTTGTCATCCTGTGTCGTATGGTTCCACGATGCTCTCCCTGCAGAGTCTTGTGGGCAGCACGGGCATCATGAAGTCGAAGCGGTCGAGATAAACGTGAGTGTCTTGCATGAGTGTGATGTCCGGCAGTCTGATCCTGCGGATATCGAGGATTCTATATGGTCCGTATAGTGTGGGCGGCAGCTCGGCGATCACGTTGTAATAGACCATGTCGCCTGGTATCGCCTTCGAAGCTGTGCCGTGCGCATCAACGCCTATCTGAACTGACTGTAGCTTCTCTCCGAATGCCGGGGAGTAGAATCTGAAGTATTGTTGCGCTGTTTCTCTCTCGTATGGTTCGGGGTGTATGATGCGCACCCCGTCCATCGGTACCCGTCCACTTCCGATTTTCCCGTCCAACTGCATCCGTCCACTTTTGCTTTTCCCGTCCAACTGTACCCGTCCACTTCTGTTTTTCCCGTCCATCGGCACCCGTCCACTTTTGCTTTGCGCGTCCACCGGTACCCGTCCACTTTTGCTTATCGCGGCCACAGGCATCCGTCCACTTTCGCTTTTCCTGATGGTGACTGTTTCCATATTTTTCTGTTTTTTGCTCTTGTTTTTGTCTGCTTTTGTAATCCCTATCACTGCGATGTCGCATTTTTTGCCCATGGCTTTCTCTGCCGCTCTCGCTGTCGTTCCTGTGTCGTATACATTGTCGATGAGAACGTGTCTTTTTCCTTTCGTCGGTCTGTATTGTTTCCAGAATTTCGGTTCTGTCGGCTTTTTCCCTTCTCTTTTCGTTTCGCACAGTCCGTTCCTTGTTTCACCGCGCAGGCAGTTCTCGACTTCGAATCCTCTTTTCATCGCTATCCTTATCGCCAGCATCAGCGTGTACGCCGCATATCCGAACCTTCCCGGCATCGGCACCAGCACGCTGTTTTCCGGCAGTATCGATGACAGGGCTTCCGCCGCTTCGTCAAGGGCTTTAAGGTTTCCCTCTTTGACTTTGCGGCATAGTCTCCGCGTTTCTTTGTAACTGCCTGCGTTGTGGATTTTCATATCATGCCTTCTTCAGCGAACGAGAAGTATTTTTGTTCCGTCATAATGATGTGGTCCACAAGGCTGATTGAAAACAATTCCAATGCGTTTTTGATTTTGTTCGTCAGCGACTTGTCTGCTCTGCTTGGAATCGTCGATCCGCTCGGATGGTTGTGGATGAGGATTATCTGTGTGGCCAGGGTGTCGAGAGCCGCTTTGCACACCAGTCTTGCGTCCATGGGTGTCTCCGTCACGCCGCCTTGCGATATCTTCATCCATCCGATGACCATTCCGGCGTTGTTTATCATGATTATGAAGCACGATTCGTATATTTTGATGTCTTCGTGGTAGAACTGCATCGCGTATTTGTATGCGTCCTTCGATGTCTTGATTTCGGTTTCCTCGAATCTTTCGATTTGTCTTGCTCTTAATTCGTATTTGTATGATTCCATCCTTTTTTTGCCTGTGTTATCCTCTTGGCCCGTGAGTTTTGGTTGAAATTTGAAAGCACTGGATACGTGTCGTGCGCAACCTTGTGTTTTTAAAGTATGTATCTGTCAAGATATTCGTTCATTGCGCAGTTCTGCGGCAGCACGTTGGGGATTTCCATCCTGTCTGCTTTGTACAGTTCTGTCGCCGTGTTGTAGATGTCCCACAGTGTCACAAAGTCCTGCTCCTTCTGCTTGATTAGCAGCGCTTCGGTGAACAGGTTGATCTGTGTCTGGCTCAGCGGGTAGGTTTCCCGGATGCGGATTGTCTGGTTGGAGCTGTCGTGCGCCACCCTGATTGCTGTCAGTTCGCCAATGATCTGCAGGATTTTTCCCGGGTTCATTATCGTGCTTCGCATTCTGTTGATTCGTTCCTGCTCTTCGGTGATGATGTGACCGCTTTTGGCCATCCAGCTGTCCACTTCGTCGTGGATTTGGTTCATGTCCCTTTTGTTCCTGCCGTAGTTGGATATGATTCTGTCGGCGCCGAGTATGCACTGGTTGTGGCAGATTTTCACCATTGTTCCGAATCCCACTTGGATGCCGTCCTGGTGGAACGCGATGGCAAGGTTCGACGTGAATTCCTCGGTGTCGTAGTCGAGGATTCTGATGTTGGCGTACACTCTTCTGAGCACGTACGCTTCCACCGCCTTGTATCCGTATCTTTTCTCCACCTCTGGGAGCCTCACGACTCCCGGTTGTGACTTGTCTCTGTTCTGTGCTGCGAAGATTTCCTCTATCTGCATTTTCAGTCCGTGCTTTGCAGCTATGTCTCTGCACATCTCTATCACCTGCCAATGGTACATTCCTTTGAGCGGGTATCCGAGCGTGTCGTTTTCCTCGTGTGTGCGTTTCAGCTGCTCCAGCGTTAACGTCTGAACCTTTGCCTTCTCGAAGTCGAGAAATTCTGTGTTTTGGGTTTGAATCTGTTCCATTTTTTTTTGTTTTTTTTGTTTGAAATTCGTTTTTTTTCCTTTTTTTTATGCACATGTCGCTTTTTGTGATTCTCCTATAAGCCTGTCAAGCCCTTCTTTCACATATTCGTTGATTTTTGCGCTGAGGCCTGGCATTAGGATGGTGATGTCGCAGCTTTCCTTGAAGGATTTCATTTTCATGATCCCCTTCCATTCCTTTGTGGTACCTGCTCTCGGAACTGTCATGTCCTCTATCATCTCCTCGATTTCAATCCTGTCCATCTTGCCGGTCTGTTGCGCTATCCCGAGTATTATTTCCGCCACTCTCGCTTGTGCGTAGTCTTGGCAGTAAAGTTTCTGTTTGTCCTTGAACTCGAAAGCCTTTCGTCTTTCTTCGTTCGATTTCCACTTTCGTTCTTTGTCCGCATACCAGCTTATCTTGATGGCGCATTCTATCAGCGCTTCTCTTTTTGTCATGGCGATTATCCAGCATAGCTCGTCAATTTCGCTTTCGGAGGCGTTCCTCTCCGAATAAGTTTTCCTTATATCTGCCGACCACCTTTCCGCTCCTTCGTTGCGGGTGTCTGACCAGAATTTTCCTCCGGCTATTCTGCACACTCTCGCCATCACCTTCTTGTCAAGCTCTTTTTTTACTTCCTCGGGTCTGTCCGTGTCGATGTATTTCCCGACTCCGTATCTTTCCCTCAGCCATCCGTCTATGTCCGACAGGTTTTTGTTCATTTCGCTGATTTTGAAGTATATCTCACCGTAGTTTTCGATGATGCTGTCCCTTTTTTCAGACAACATCACTATCTTTTGGGTTTTCTTCTCTCCGAAGACTTTCGGAGCCCATTCCTTGAATTTTTTCATTTTTTCCATTGCAGTCTCCTTTCTTCAAGTCATCTTTTGTGGAATCCCACTTTCGGTTCATTCTCTTCCAGAGATTTGTAGAAGCGCGCCAGCGATTCCTTGAGTTCTTTCCACTCCTCGTGCATGATCTGCTCTCTCTTCTCGTGCCTCACTGCTATCACTGTCGCCGCGTTGATGACGCTGTTCGCTGATTCTTTCATGTTCATATCTCAGTATTTTATAAATGACAAAGGGGAAGGATTTCTCCTTCCCCTTCTCAGTCTTTATTTCAGCAGTTCTTCTTCAAGGCTTTCCAGTTTTGCTTCGATGCGCACGTCCAGCCATTCGCAGAACTCCATCAGGATTTCCCGGTTGCTGATGCTGAAGATATCTTTGAATTCCGGGTTGTATCCGATTTTCTCAAGTTTTTTGATAGTGAGCTTGCAGAAGTCAACCTCGAAGTCTTTGGATTTCGAGAGCTTATCCTGAAGATCTTTGATGATGTTTCGTGCATTGATGAACTGTTGGCGTTTTCTCGCCGCTTCCTGCTTCTCCTCGCCCTCTTTGAGAATCATTTCGATCATCCGGTTTTTCTCCGCAGCGTCGATGGTCTTTACTGTAGGTTTGGTTTCCGGCTTTGCTTCGGGTGTCATTTCGGCCACCTTTGAGTTTGCCGCGGCTTCGTTGGTGACGGCCTTCTTGGTTTCGATGTTGTTGTTTCCGTTGGTCTTGGTTTCGACGTTGTTGTTTCCGTTGGTCTTGGTTTCGACGTTGTTGTTCTTTGTCATAATCTTTTTCGCCTGTGTTATCCTCTCGGCTCTTGAGTTTTTGTTAGACTTTTTTTTGTTGTTACTTTCAGTTTGCCGCGCCCGAAATCGTTCGCGGGCGGCTGGCGCGTGCGCCTGCCCGCTGCTGTTGGTGTCCGCCCTGCGGCGGTTTTCGGTTCTTCCCGATACTGGCGGCCTTGCGGTTCCCGCCGTGCCACCGTGCCGCACTTCTCGCGGTGGCTTCTTTGTTGTCTCGATGCGGTTTCAGTCATTCAAGGAACGGACCCGAAAAAAATCGGGTGGGGTCGTGGCGGGGTCCTGGTACACTCTATGTTTCTTTTTGCTTCTTTACTGCTTTAGTTGTCCGGTGCTTTTCCCGCTTTCGCCGTTGTCGTTGGGTGTCGGTGTGTTCCTCAACCCCTCAACAATGCACAAATATACAATTTTTTTTGATTCCGTCAACACGAAATCAAAAATATTTTTTATTTTTTCGTCTGATATTGTCAACACATAATCAAAAAATCGTATTTTTGCCGCCTAATTTTCATTGTTATGGACGAAAAAAAAGTTTCTGAAAAAAAAGCCTCCCGCGGTGGTCGCCGCGAAAATGCGGGTCGTAAAGCCCCCGACGGAAAAAAGGCGGTCGGCTTGAACATCCGAACTACTCCCGATTTTCGCAGAAAATTGAAAGAGTTGGCGCAAAATGAAAAAATGAGTGTTTCGGATTTCGTGCGGTATCTCGTCACCTGTTACGAGGGGCGGCAAAATCAATGATTCGGGCGGGCGCGGCTTTCACGGCTTCGCCCGTTTTCGTTTTTGTCGTGTTTTTTGGTGATTGTTATTTTATGGGTTTGCAACTCCTTTAAAGTCAATCCGAAAAGCTCGGCGCATTGTTGCGCCGATACTTCTGTTTTTGAAGTCGCCCGCCTCACGCCCTACCGAGCGGGGCGCGCGCCCCCTCCCGAAAACACGCAAATATGAGAGGCCGCACAGCGTCACACAGCAGCCGCCACAGTGTCAGACACGGCGGGACGCGCCCCGATGGAGCGACACCGCCGACACCCGACACGGACGGACACCCCGCCCCGATGGAGCGACACCGCCGACACCCGACACGGACGGACACCCCGCCCCGATGGAGCGACACCGCCGACACCCGACACGGACGGACACCCCGCCCCGATGGAGCGACACCACCGACACCCGACACGGACGGACAAAACAAAATAATATAAATACTTTATTTTCAGCTTGTTACAAAATCAATCATTTATAATGCATTGATATTCAGTGTATTACAAAACACATAAAATGTAGTATCCAATTTTTGCACCGAAACGGCGATTTTGCGCGACTTGTTGATAATCAATAAGTTATAAAGCATTGTAATTTATTGATTATCAGTAAATTACAACAACGAACGCGGATTTTTGCAGGAATGACACCCACAGCAACGACACACGAATTTTTTTTATGCTGTTTGTTTATAACTTATTGTATTACAGACAGATAGAACGATTAAAAGAATAAAAATATTTTTGATTATGTGTTGACAGTATCAAATAAAATACTATCTTTGTAGTGGGTTGATACAACGACAGCCCGCCCGCGTTCATTGACATACTGACAGAGCGACACCCAATTTTTTCAATATATCAAATTTTCCTTTAAAGTCTTGGGGGTGTGTGGACTAACCCCTTTATATTATGTGTAATTATAGCGCATCAGTAGCAACAGCAAAGAAGAGCAACAGCAACGCACGTTTAAACAACCTGCAGGCGGTGACCAACGCCGCCCGCCGCGCCCACAAAGGCGTTACAACTAATGAGGCTATCGCCCTTTATTGTGGCGTGAACTTCCGCAACCTGCGAAGCTACAAACAATGTACCGAGGAATTGAACCTATCAGCGGAGACCATCCACCAATTACCAACCATTGATATTTGGGGCGCAAATAGCGATGCATGGGTCGCGAAATCGGGGGCGGCTAAGTTCTACCCCCGCGCCGCTTTCGACTGCACCGAGATATTAAAACAGCGGGAGCAGGAAGCCACCGCCGAGGAAATCGGGCGGGATTACGTGGAAGCACTGGAGGAAACAGGGCGGATAACTTCAGAGGAAGCCGCCGCGATGACCGCCGCCCCCGCCGAGGAGCAGAAGAAGCCCCGCCGCCGTTCCAAGGCGGCAAAGGTGGAGACAGCCCCCGCGATGGTAGCCGAAACCGAGGACGATTTGCCGTTCTAATCCGTTGCGGTGGTCGGGAATCAACCCCCGACCACCGCAACCCGCCCACCTCACGGGCGGTCCGCCAGGACCTTGCCCGTGAGGTACAGACATAAAAAATTCCTTTCAAAAAAAAACGATCCGCGTGCGCAGCGCACGGATAAAAATGTTATCTTTGCAGTATAAAATAATAAAATAAAACTGACGGGCCGACAGGATACAACAGGCGAAAACCACAATGAATAAAGAAGATCTTATAAACGCGATTGCAGAAATGGGCGCAGACGCCTATATCGTGGAAACAGAAGAACAAGCCGAAGAACTTCTCGAATCCATCGAGAGAGCCACGAATTACGGAGAAATAGAACCAGGTGACGAAGAGTTCGAAACCGCCAGAGCAAAACTCGATCTTGAGGGCAACACAGTAAGACGTATCCATTGGGCTGTTGACGGCAGCGCATTCAGCTACTGTCTCAATGAAGACTGGGACATGTAACAACAATACATACAACTCAATCACAAATAAAAACTGAAGGGCCGACAGAATACAACAGGCGACATACATTATGACAAAAAGCAGCGACAGCAGAACAGTCGTGGCCTTCCATATCGGACGCGGAGGCCGTTACCACAACTCCGGACACAAGGAGTACAAAGGCGAAATCAATTTTCTCCAGCTGTGCAATTCACAGACACAATATCTTTCCGAGGTCAACAGAGACAGCAACGGGCGCTTCTGCCGCCCATACCTGGTCGATGCAGGAGGAAACACGGCCGTCACTCCGGACGACTACGGCCAGGAAGTCGGGGTCATCAACTACGACTATGACTATGACACTTGGGTGTGCAAGTACATCGAGGACTGTAACGATTCTGAACTTATGATGATCTATGGGGCCGCCGAGACATGGACGGATGCCTACGACTATGCGAAGACTAATCTCGAAGCCAACGGAATGATCGGAAAGGAGGACGGCGATGAAGAAATATAGCGTGAATGTCACCATGGCCGACGGCGCGAAAGTCGAGGCGAATGTGACGGCGAGGAACCTGTCTGACGCCATCGGCAGGCTGATGCGCAACGAGCAGTACCGCGAGGCTATGGACGGCAAGAAGGTCGAGTCCATTGACGTCACCCCCATTCCGATAGAGCCGATAGACGAGACGAGATTCGCCGTCCGTACAGCCGTGAACAAGCGCGGATGGTATGTCGTGGAAGACGCCGGAACCGGATTCAGAATCGAATGGAAGAAGGGCATGTACAACGAGACCAACAGGGTGCTGCCTCCGGAGAAAGAGCTTGAAGCCGCCGACGCGGCCACCGCACTGCGCGAAATAGGGGAGTACCTCCATGACAACTTCAGCGCAATCATCTGACAACCAAAACACGTAGCTATGGAAAAGACAATCATAACCGGACCTTTGAGCGAGCGTCAAAAAGAGGCTCTTGAAAGCCACTTTCTCGAACGAGTGAACGATTCCCTGCAGTATGGCGGGCTGAGCGTCGTGTGGCACGAGTCAGTCGGTTTCAGGGGTTATTTCGACTTGGCCGATACATGGGACGATGACGGGAATCTGTACTCCGTCCTCGACACCGGTGACTGTGAGTACCGGATCACTGAGGAGAACGAGGCTGACTTCGAGGCCGCGTTCGGGAATGCCCGTGACGAGGCCTGCCGCGAGTGGAGGAAGAAACACGAGCTGAACCCGATGACGTGGATGGCGCCAGCCATCGGGGGGTGCGGGTTCTGACAAACCCAGCAGACGGGTCAAGTCCGCAAAGGAAAATTTGATTATGAATGGGGTGTGCCGACGGCACACCCCATTGTGTTTTTAACCGAGACTCGTTCTCACGAACATCCTCCGTTTCTTTGCCACCGAATCCCCGTACTTGGTCCAAACAAGTTTGTCGATGGCATCGGAGAAATGGGTGGCCTCCTCAGGCAGAACTCCAGAAGACGGTTTCTCGCTCCGTTTGTCCTTTTTGAAGACGTTTCCGCCATAAACCATCCTGGCATTGTTCATTGAGATCACCGTGTAGCGGCAGCGGTTGCCGTTGATCCGGAAACGTACGGGGCAGCTCTGGCGCTCAGAAAGGATTTCCTGCCACAGCAGGTGTTTGTCGCTCATGGGCGGCTCTCCGAAACGATGCACCTTGGCCACCACCGTCCAGCCTTTTCGCCGCAGGATTTCTATAGCCTGGTCGTTGTACGACTTGGAGTTTACGACATTGGGATTGCGATGGTCGCCATAGCGGTCTCTGTAGTAGTGGATGACGCGGTTGCGGTGGCCTGCATAGTAATTGCAGAACCGGTTGCAGATGTTGTCGATTATGGTTCCGCTTCCGTCCGGCTTGTCGAAAAACTCGTTGATTTGGTACAGGTAGTCGCCGCTGAAGGTTGACTCTGGCTTGTAACCTGGAATTGTAGATACCACAGGCAGCTCGACACGGAAGGTCTGGCATACGACGAACAACGATATCTGGCTTCCCCAGTCTGGAGCGATTTCCAACGGTCTGTCCGGATCGTAGTCACGGTCATATTTTGCAGACTCCATTTTCATTCTGAATCCAAGATCGGCATTGGATGTCAGACCGTCATCCTCCATGGCCTTGATGTCGTAGCCCGTGTAATAGACGTGTTTCTGTTCGTCCAGGTTATAGAAGCAATCCTCCACACGTTCGATGTAGAGGTTGAGAATTTCTATAAGAAATTCAAGGTTTGTCAACGCATCCCGCTGGTCTTTGATGTACTTGAGTCCGATATTGGCGATGTTGTCGAATGCGTTGGCCACGTAGAACAGAGTGCCGTCATCGGAGATTCTTGGCGGCATCTGCTTTCGGATTACTTCGATGTCGTTCCAACATTCGGCGAACTGTTTCGGAGAGTCTGTTTCCAGAAGCTGCTGCTGCAGGTGAACAATGCGGTTCCACACCTGCATGATTTCAATGCCGAATTTTTCACGGTAGTAGGATGCAAATTTGAATATCCACCGTCCTTCACGTGTGTACGGCATGGAAGTGGTCAAGTCAAATCCGTGGTGCAGGTGGCATTCGTGATGCGCACCCTTGCCGAAATGTTCCAAGTTCCCACGATTTGTTGGAAAAGCCACCTTCAGCAGTTTGTCTTCGCTGATCAGCAGCACTTCGTCGGTCATGAGTTTGTCAACGTTGAAACCGCGCATGTTATCGCTTTCGGTCATTGAGAACATGCCCATTTTGCATCCGTTGGCTATCGATATGCAGTTCTCGTATTTTTCAAACTTCCCGTAGCTTTCCTCCCATCTTTCGGGCGGCCTTCTGTTGACCACATAGTTTCCGTCTTTGACATAGCCGAATTTGTCCAGTGCGGACAACATGGTTTGGAAGGTGCCCGTATAGCCAACCCCGAATGTCTTGACCGGCATCCCGATGGTGCATCGGGGCATCCATCTTATGGCCTCATCGAGCCGCTGGCCATGTATCCACGATTTTCCCGTGGCGCGTCCGCACACCAGCACGAGGTTGCGCGGCGACAGCATCTTGCACATCAGCTGTATCCGGTTTACTGGTATGTTTATCTCCATGGGTTAAGAATTGAGGATTTCCGCTGCCTGCTCTTCCGTAAGGTTGTGCGGCATCGAGGTAAGAAGTTTCTCGCGGTCGGCGGGCTTAAGGTGGAGGATGTCGGCCTCCGAGTAGATGACCTGCCGGTTGTCTGTCTGGAATATGATGTTCACCTGGTTGCGTTCTATAAGATGCGGGTCTATCTCGACGGGCGGTTGCGCCTTCAGCCATGCGCCCAGTGTCTGGAGGTTCTTAGCGCGTACGGCTTCCGATGCTCCTGGATTGCTGATCTCCTTAAGAAGGGTATCCACGAACCAGCCTTCGATAAAGTCTCGGTCAACTTTTTCGGCTACGTTCCAGAGCCGTGCGGCAGACTGCACATCCACACGGGCCTGAGCCAAGGAGATTTCCGGGTATCTTGATTTGAGCATCTTGGCGGCCACGTATGGGCGCGGGTACTTTCGCAGGATGGCATGTGCTGTGCGCCATCGGTCGAGGACGGCCTTTTGGTCGTCCCTTAACTCCACGTCCGTCGTGCCGCTGTAATAGAGCGCGATAGCCTGGTAGTTTTCCTCGTTTGTCTGTGCGAGTGATTTCTTCATGTCATTCCTCCCATATATCCATATTGTCGTATTCGGATTTTTTGAAGAATTCCAGCATTTTTTCGAGTGCCGGAGACGATGAGTTCAGCGCGGAGGTCCGGATGGTGCGTCTGAGATCCACCATCCCCTGTATCCTTCCCGCTGTGTATGCTGAGTAAATATCGCCTTGTTTGTTGGTGAACTCTGCAAATACCTCCTTTTCAGGTATCTCAAGCAGCAGCGCGACATCCCTTACGGCGCATCCGAGCTGCCCGAGCTCGAAAACCGAGTCATGTTGTTCCTTCGTCATCGAGGTCTCCTTTCTCGCAGTCCGACAGTTTCAGCCGGTTGCCTTTGGCAAACTCTGCGTCTATGATGGTTTTGTCACGGTCGTACACCGCATCTATGCATTGAATGATTCCCCGCTCAGGTTGTGGGTTGCTCGTGAAGTTGATACTCCCGCTCACGCTGATTTTCCACTCTTCGTTGCCGATGAGTGCTATTTTGGCGTGTACTGGGGCTATCACCGTGTCAAAATTGTCCATGAGCAGTGCCAGCGGCTCAGGGTTCGCCCTGCGCACTCTCGGGTCTATCCACATCCGGAATTTGGTGAGAAGGCCGTCTTTGCGGCGGTTGAGCATCGTCTGTACGCTGGCCTTGTTTAGAGACCATGTGGTTGCAGTCACGTCCGCCGGGCCTGTTATGCGCAGCAGGTGATTGATGATATCGGTCATGCAATATCTGCCAAACGTCCAAAAGTTGTAGATTCCACCGTGTTCGATCTGTCCGATGTGCTTGGACAGAATTTCCCACGGCTCACCCACGAAGTCAACGCTCTGCGGGAACATTGCATCATAGGGGTAGTCGGACAGCTTCATTGGTTTGCGCCTCGGCGCGACTGTCTGTGTCAGTTCGAACATGGCGTGTCCTTTCTTTTTGGTACGGGTTGTTTCTTCTTGCCGGCGTACTTCATGCATTCAACAGTATACTTGAGCTGTTTGTTTTCCTCAATCAGCTTCTGTTGGTTGTCCCTGAGCTGTTGATTTTCTGTTTCCAGTCTTTCCGATGTTAGTTTTTGTTTCTCTACTTCGAGTTCGAGCTTGCTGACTTTTAGTTTCAGTTCCGTGTTGTCGCGCAGTACTGCGTCGAATTTTTGCGACAGTTCGTCAACTATGTTGCCTTTGTCGCGGATCTCGTTGTACTTGCGTTTCTTTTTTTCGGAACGCCATGCCACGAAACTGGCGATGTTGGTGCCGATCAGCACGATGTTGGTGAGCAGCGAGGAGATGTTCTCTCCAGCGAAGATGTTCAGAAGTTTCATTTGTCAGTCCTCCTTTCAAGTTCCTTGTTGATGAGATCGAGTTCGTTTATGTAGGCGTTCATCCGCTCGACGGTCTTCGCGCGCTCCGGTCCGGGAGGCATGGGGTTCTTTGCCGCCTGAGCGGTCTTGGTACCGTATTCGAGCCGGTTGCGAAACTTGGTGATGTACTTGCGCACATTCTCCTTGCGCTTGATCAGCCAGGCGGTGTCTTTGCCGGAAAAATCGTTTCCGTCGCCGTCGGCGCTTTCTCCCTTTGAGTAGTAGGCTTCCACCAAGTCCTTCAGCTGCTGGCTGGCCGCTCCGGTGTCGCAGTAGTCTTCCTTCTCCTTCCAGATAGCCTCCTTCAGGTCGGTCACGGTGCGGAGCCGCTCCAGCATCTCCTCCCTTAGCCTTGTGTTTTTCTCGTTGTTCACTTCGCCCGTCTCGAAGAGCGCACTGTGGAGCTTCGACGCTTCCACAGCCAGTTCCGAAACCGCCTCTTTAGCCTGCAGCAGCAGATGGTCGTCAGCGGGAACACGCGGGCGGTTTTTTTCTTTCGCTCCTTGCGGAGCATGTCCTTGGCCATCTCTTTCAGGATGGCTTCCGATTCCGGCAGAGCTGCTGCCTGTTTCTCTTTTACTCTCTCCTCTTGCATAGTGTGACAGTAATTCCTTGTTGGTGCATTTCTGGTGAAAAAGAGCAGTCTTCGGAATGTCGAGCAGCACCTTCAGCTCATATTCCACCGTCTTGAT